GTAAGTTTGGTCTTGAAATTCAAGAAACTGCTAGACTTTGCATGGCAAGAAGAACTTTTGAGAAGTATGTTACATCTGCATCTAAAGTTACCAGCAATGTACCAAAAGAAGGCGACCTAATCTACCTACCAATTCAATACAAATTAATGGAAATTAAGTTTGTTGAAGAAGAAAAGAACTTTTTCCAATTAGGTAGAGATTCAAAAAATCCATATATGTATGGACTAACAGTTGAAGCATTTAAGTATAATGGTGAGTACATCAATACTGGATATGATATTATTGATAGAATTAGCGATGTACAGGCTATTGCAATTAATTACACAATGCAAAGTGGTGGGACTGGAACATTTACTCCACTCGAGTGGGTTTATCAGGGTGCATCTCTTGCGGCTTCAACCGCTCGTGGTGTTGTTGCTGATTGGGATAAACCAACCCTTACATTGAAACTAAGAAATATTCGTGGTGCATTCTCTGCTAATGCAGCCATTATTGGTAACTCAAGCGGTGCTCAATATACTCTTGCAGCTGCACCTGATACGCTAAGAAATGCAAACAACGAGGATATGCAAGACAATTATCGCATTGAAACTGAAGCTGACAATATTGTTGATTTCAGTGAAGCCAATCCATTCGGTGAGCCATAATGTTTTCGCAATCACATTTTTATCATAGAATTATTCGAAAAATGGTCGTTGCCTTTGGTACGCTATTCAATGACATTCGACTTGTGCGCTATAATAAAGCAGGTACAGTTGAAATTGAGCGTATTACTGTGCCGCTGCAGTATGCGCAGAAAGAAAAGTTTTATCAACGCATTACACAAGATCCTGAATTGACCAAAGAAGTTCAAATGACTCTTCCACGAATGAGTTTTGAACTTACTAATATAACGTATGATCCATTAAGAAAAAGAAATCTATTTTCAGAAAGTTTTTCTGCTGAGTCTGCAACAACAGTAAAATCTCTTAGAACTACGCCATATAATTTTGAGTTTACGCTCACAATCTATGTTAGAAATGTTGAAGATGGGACACAAATTGTAGAACAAATCCTTCCATACTTTAATCCAGACTATACAATGACAATTGATTTTCTTGGATTAACTGATCAAAAAACTGATATTCCATTTATTCTACAAGACGTGAATCAAAACGTTGAAGATGTTGGTGGCTCTGATCCAATTCGAATGATTACATGGTCATTGACTTTCACTGCAAAAGGTTATATGTATGGTCCAATTGTATCTCGCGATATTATTCGCAAGGTTACTGCCAATACATTTAACAGCGCACTAACTGCTGGAAACGAAAGAGTCATTTACTTCGCAAATACAGGTGGTTTGGGAACGTTCCAAACTGGTGAGTTGGTGTATGAGGGGCGTGATTTAACATCTGCCAATTCTACTGCTTTTGTTACCTCTTGGAATCCAACAGGCAATGTTCTTATTGTAACTGATGTTAACGGAATCTTGAAAACAGGCAAATATTTAACTGGTGCTATTTCAAATGCATCATATAATATCGCAAGTTTCGGATCCAATGACTTGCAGCTGTCTAAGTTGGTTATTACACCAAATCCAAATACAGCAAACCCAAATACTGCGTTTGGATTCGATGAAGTCAAAACTGAATTTCCGAATATAACATGAGTGATACAGATAAAAATCTTGCAGAAATTTTAAACACTGATTATGTTCCTGTGGTAAGAGAGGAAAATAAAAGTGTTACTATTCATGAGCCAGACAGATCAGCTGATAATCCTGACGCTGACTATTCTCGTGCTAATTATTACAACCTTATCGAAAAGGGTAACGAGGCTTTGGATGGGATTCTTGAAGTGGCGAAAGAATCTCAACACCCAAGAGCATATGAAGTAGCAGCAAATATGATCAAAAATCTCTCTGATGTTACAGAGAAGTTGATGATCCTCCAGAAGCAACAAAAAGAATTAAACCCACAGGCTGCTGAAGCAAAGACAACTAATATCAATGTAGATAAGGCAGTGTTCGTTGGTAGCACTACCGATCTTTTGAAACAAATAAAGAATGAATCTGCCAAATAAAATCAAGAATTATCTTGGTAATCCGCGCCTCAAGCGCGTTAATATGCCGATGCAGCTCACGGAAGATCAAGTCCGTGAGTATGTCAAGTGCGCAGAAGATCCAGTATACTTTATTGAAAACTATGTCAAGGTCGTTATGCTTGATAAAGGTTTCGTGCAGATCAACCTTTATCCATTCCAAAAAGATGCTATCGAGAAGTTTAATAAAAATCGTCGCATCATTGTAAAAGCAGGTCGTCAGGTCGGTAAGACCACGATGGTTGTCGGCTATATTCTTTGGTATGTGTTATTCAATACAGACAAGTCGGTTGCGATTCTTGCTAACAAAGCAGCCACAGCTCGTGAAATTCTCAGCCGCATTAAACTTGCATATGAAGCACTACCGCATTGGATTCAACAAGGTGTAAAGACTTGGAACAAGGGTGACATTGAATTAGAAAACGGATGCCGCATTCTAGCCAACTCTACTGCTTCTAGCGCCATTCGTGGTTTCTCTATTTCGCTACTTTATCTTGACGAGTTTGCATTCGTTCCGACGAATATTGCTGATGAATTCTTCACTTCGGTTTATCCAACCATTTCTTCTGGCACTGAATCCAAGATTCTAATTTCCTCTACGCCAAACGGCATGAACCACTTTTACAAAATGTGGAACGATGCAGTTGAGGATAATAATGGATTCACTCATATCTCAGCGAACTGGCGTGAAGTCCCAGGAAGAGATCAAAAGTGGGCTGACGAACAGTTCCGTGTTCTTGGCGAACAAAAGTTCATGCAGGAAATGGAATGCGAGTTTCTGGGTTCATCGGGCACTTTGATCAGCGCAGTGGCTCTCCGAGCATTGTCACTTGCAAAACCGATTGCAAATACAGGAATTGAAAATTTTAAAGTATATGACGAAGCAAAACCAGACCATCTTTATTTTATGGTCGTAGATACCTCTCGAGGAAAAGGATTAGACTACTCGGCATTTACTGTAATCGACGCGACTGCTCTCCCATATAAAGTCGTCGCCACATATAAGGATAATGAAATCAGTCCATTGGTCTATCCTGCAATTTTAAAACAAGTGGGCACATATTATAATAATGCTTATCAGTTGGTCGAAACGAACGATAATGGACAACAGATTGTAGATATTTTGTTTGATGATTATGAATATGAGAACATTCTTTCGACAGTTGAACACGGTAAGTCAAAACTAAATAAGAAACTATTAGTCAATTTTGGTTTTGGTCAAAAGAGCGGTCGAGGCGTTAAAACGACTAAATCGGTTAAAAGGCTCGGTTGTTCTATCCTCAAAAACCTAATCGAACGCCAACAATTAATTATTACAGATTACGATATTATCTCTGAACTCTCGACCTTCGTCTCGAACGGTGTAAGTTATGAAGCCGAAGAAGGTAGCCATGACGACCTTGTAATGTGTTTGGTTTTATTTGCATGGCTAACGAATCAAAGATTTTTCTCGGATATGACTGATGTTAATATCCGTCAAAAATTAAACGCTGAGCAGCTAAAAATGATTGAAGAAGAGTCGATCGGAGATCTTATTTTAGCTGGACACATCGATGTCGACAATAAATCGAATGCATTTGTCGAAGATGGTGCCGTTTGGGCTCCTGTCGAGCGTTAAAAACCACAAAACACTAAATAACTGGTAAGTTTCTTTATCTCCAAAACAGGAGCAAAAACATGGCTTTTCAAGTATCTCCAGGCGTGAATGTTTCCGAAATTGATTTAACAACTGTTGTTCCATCAGTTTCCACGTCCACTGGCGCGATCGCTGGCGCGTTTCAGTGGGGTCCAATTGATCTTCTAAGACAAATTTCTTCAGAAGATCAACTCGTTGAAGTATATGGTAAACCAGATTCAACGACGGCTCTTACGTTCTTCACCGCTGCAAACTTCCTAGCATATAGCAACAGTATGTTTGTTTCTCGCGCTGACGCCGAAACACTTAATTCTGCTCTTGCGCTGAACGTTGCTTCAGGTTCATTTGCTGCAAACGTAAAGGTGAAGAGCGAAGATCATTACTTCTCAACATTCTTCACAGCAGCAAACTCAAATATCCTATTTGCTGCTCGTTATCCAGGTTCGCTTGGTAACTCATTGAAGGTTGCAGTTTGCGCAAATGCAAACGCGACAGCATTCTCTTCTTGGGCATACGCTCCATACTTCGATGCTGCCCCAGGAACTTCAACCTTTGTTGCTGCAAATCATAAGTCAGACGCTAACGACGAAATGCACATCGCAATCGTCGATGAAGATGGATTGTTCTCAGGAACACCAAACACGGTCATTGAGCGTTTCGCAAACGTATCTAAGGCAACCAATGCCAAGGGCGAAAGCGGCGAATCACTCTACTACCGCGATGTTCTATACGTCAATTCACGTTACGTCTATGCAATGGGACCAAACAACTCCACATGGGGTGTTGCTGCTAATGCGACACATGCCTTCGCAGGTGAAAACCTAGATGGTGTCAGCTTCATTCGCGGTACTGATGCAGCACCAACGGATGGTAACGTTCAAACAGCATATGCTCAGTTTGCTTCAACGGATAACGTTGATATTAGCCTCGTAATGACGGCTAACGCAAGCGCAGTATTGGCTGCAAACGTAATTTCTCTTGCTGTAGGTCGTGAAGACTGCGTAGCGTTCGTATCACCACTACTTGCAAACGTCCAAGCAGCTGATCCAGTTTCTTCTATCGTAAACTATCGTAACAGCTTGACATCAACGTCATATGCTGTAATGGATAGCGCATGGAAGTATCAGTACGACAAGTATAACGATCTATATCGTTGGATTCCAGCTAACGGTGACGTTGCTGGTCTCTGTGCTCGTACCGACCAAGATCGTGATCCATGGTTCTCACCTGCTGGATTCAATCGCGGTCAGTTGAAGAATGTAATCAAACTAGCATTCAATCCAAACCAAGCACAACGCGATACGCTCTATAAGGCTGGTGTAAACCCAATCGTCGCATTCCCAGGAGAAGGTACTGTTCTCTTTGGTGACAAGACGCTGCAAGCAAAACCAAGCGCATTCGATCGTATCAATGTTCGTCGTCTATTCATTGTTCTTGAGAAGGCAATTGCTCGTGCTGCACGCGCCAGCCTATTCGAGTTCAACGATGAATTTACTCGCGCTCAGTTTGTAAACCTAGTTGAACCATTCCTAAGATTGGTACAGGGTCGTCGCGGTATCTACGACTTCCGTGTTGTTTGTGACGATACAAATAATACTCCAGAAGTTATTGACCGCAACGAGTTTATTGGTGACATCTATATCAAGCCAGCCAAGTCAATCAACTTTATCCAGTTGAACTTCGTGGCTGTCCGTACTGGTGTTGCCTTTGACGAAATCGTTGGTCGCTTCTAATAAATAGAGTATAGGCTCAGGAGATAATCAATGCCATTCAATGTAAATCAATTTCGTACACAGTTAAGTGGAGATGGCGCACGTCCTAATCTATTTGAAGTGCGACTCAATTTCCCAAGTTATGTAACTGGTCGTTCAACGGCACAATTAAAGTCTACATTCATGGTTAAAACTGCTCAGCTTCCTGGCTCAACACTCGGTAGCGTACCAGTAAACTACTTCGGTCGCGAAGTTAAAGTTGCTGGCAATCGCACGTTTGCTGACTGGACAGTAACAGTAATTAACGATGAAGACTTTATTATCCGTAATGCAATGGAATCATGGGTCCGCGGAATCAATGATAACGTAACAAACCTACGTGCTGCACTCACGACACAGCAATATGCTGCTGACGCTGAAGTGTTTCAATACTCAAAGGCTGGTGGATCACCAATCAAGACGTATAAGTTCGTCGGTATGTTCCCAATTGATATCGCTGCTATCGACCTAGACTGGGGTTCAAACGATGCAATCGAAGAATTCTCAGTTACCTTCCAATATCAGTACTGGACTGCGCAAGATCAAAGCGTGGCTAGAAGTGGTGTTGTTGGCGGTCTATTCGCTTAATTTGAATAAGGGGAGAGGGGCAACTCTCTCCCCATTCTATATGATGGAGCACACATGGCTATAAATCTTTTCGGTTTCGAGATCCTTCGAAAAAAGCCTGAAGTACAACTTCAGCCTCAGGTTTCTACACCTGTAAGCGATGATGGTGCGATCACCGTCACTGCTGGTGGTTATTTTGGAACTTATCTAGATCTTGAAGCAAGTTTTAAAAATGAAAATGATCTTATCACTCGTTATCGAGAGATGGCAATGCAGCCTGAACTCGAAGCAGCGATTGATGACATCGTAAATGAAGCTGTTGTTCATGACGTTACTGGCAAGTCAGTTACAATTCTACTAGACGACTTAGAGCAGCCAGATAAAATCAAAGACATGATTCGCGAAGAATTTGATAACGTTCTTCGTATGTTAGACTTCTCTAATTTTGGTCCTGATCTATTCCGTCAATGGTATATCGACGGAAGATTATTTTACCAAGTTTTGATCGATGAGAAACAGCCACGTCTTGGTATTCAAGAATTGGTTTATATCGATCCAAGAAAAATCAAGAAAGTTAGACACGTTGTAAAGAAAAAAGATCCTAGAACTGGTGTTGATGTTGTTCAGGGCGTACAAGAATTTTACGTCTTCAACGAAAGAGCAACGCTTCAGGGTCAACAGAACATGGTGTCAACATCGACAATGGGTATGCCATCAACAGTTGATGGTGGTGTAAGAATTGCCGTTGATGCGATTGTTAATGTTAACTCTGGTCTGATGGATGCTAAGAGAATGTTAGTTCTCTCATACCTTCACAAAGCCATCAAGCCACTCAATCAATTACGCATGGTTGAAGATGCGGTAGTTATCTATCGTCTATCGCGTGCACCAGAACGTCGTGTGTTCTACATCGACGTTGGTAACATGCCTAAGATTAAATCAGAGCAATACTTGCGCGACATTATGACAAAGTTCCGCAATAAGGTTGTCTATGATTCAGCCACTGGCGAAGTTAAAGACGACCGCAAGTTTATGTCAATGATGGAAGACTTCTGGATCCCACGTCGTGGTGAAGGTAAGTCAACAGAAATTACAACTCTACCAGCAGGACAAAATCTAGGTGAGTTGGCTGACGTTCAGTATTTCGAAAAGAAGCTCTACCGATCACTAAATGTTCCTGTTTCTCGCTTAGAACAAAACCAAGGGTTTAGTTTAGGTCGTTCAACAGAAATTACACGCGATGAAATTAAGTTCAGTAAGTTTATTAATAAACTTCGTACCAAATTTAGTTTATTGTTCGATGAGTTGATGGAAAGACAGTTGGCTCTAAAAGGCATCTGCTCCGTCGACGAATGGCAAAAATTAAAAGAAAAGATTCACTATGATTTCCTTAAAGACAACAACTTTATGGAACTCAAAGAAGCAGAGTTAATGGCAACACGTTTACAACTTATGTCACAAATCGACCCATACGTTGGAGTATA